CAACAAACTGGTATAATAAAATATGAATTGACAGACGGTGGATTTGGTTATACAATAGAAGGCACAAGACTTATAGTTTCAAATCAAGTAATTGTTTTTGATAACCCAAATTTTATATTTAACACTGACTTAAGAATTGAACAACCATCTACTTCCGCGCTAGCAACAGTTATTGGACAGAACTCTGTTGTGGCTGGAGTTAAATTAGATATTGGCTCCGCCGAATTTGAAGACTCTTCGTTTATCCAAACAGTTCAAGCTACAGATCCTCTTAAATCAGTAAAGCTTATTCCTGCGTCTCAAACTGCGTTATATAACTCAACATATACAATAATAGAAGGTATGCAACGCGCCGCAAATGGGCAAGAGCCAGAACTTACAAACTTTACCCCAATTGTTGGAACACGTCAACTCGGGGATGTAAACAATGACTCTTTCGTTAACCAATTAGATGTAGATAATATAACAGCATATTTTGATGGTACATTAACAGATGAAGCTACGATTGAATGGATTGAACGAGACTTTAAAATAAGACTTACGCAAAATCCTCTTTACGATGCTTATCCTGCATACAAAGTATATTTTAACGCAGTGTCTGCAAAAAATGATAGTTCTCCTGGCCTACTATATCCTGACACTCTTAACACGGCGGACGTTAAAGTAGAAAGTTTGTCTAATATTGAAAACATCAGCTTGATTACCGATCTTATTAGTGACTTTCTTAACGTGCCACTCAATTCGAGTAATTATAATACTGTTCCACCTGCAATTCAAGCAATGTCAGGTACTGCAGATCCAGTAACTCTTGCAACTCCATTAAATGAAGCGTTTGATTTAACGCCATTTAATATTGGAGTTATTGACGCGTTTGAAAATGTAAATCCAGGATCCGATTATGTTAACGACGTATTTGCATTGGTACAAGACTCAACGATGATTCCGTTTGCAAGATACGAGCAAATTATTATTCTTTCAAATATAACCGCGGCGTTTTCAGTTGGTGATATTATTACACAAGAAACGTCTGGTGTGGTTGGTAAAATTACCGGAGTTAATAGTGGAGAAAAATTTATTAAAGTAACACCGTATGCTTATTACGGATTTAACTCCACGAACGATATTTTATTCAGAGGAAATAATTATCCTATCCTCGCGGCAGAACGAGATTACACTTCTAAAGTAATTGGTAATAATGCTGATATGAATGCTCAGACTATATTTGAAGATGGTAGGATAACTGGAGTAAAAGTTATTAACTCAGGATTTGCATATCCGGATGGAGAAGTAATCTTCATAGTAGATGATGATAATAACATTCAAGCAAGAGGTACTGCCCAAGCTGTAACAGAAGGTGTTACAGAAGGTTTCTGGGGACAACTTAATTCTCATGTTAATGGCTACACAAGCACAGTAGCTGAAAACGGCGCTGATGTTTACTACGAAGGTCAAATGAGAATACAAGATAGTGATTTCTATCAAGAGTACTCATATGATATTAAATCTGCAGTATCACAGGAAAGATATACTAATTCATTAAATAAAAATGTTCACCTTGCAGGTACAAAGCAATTTGGTTCATTCTTATATCAGAAAAAACAAAACAGTGGTATCGCACAAAGATTTTATCATAATGTTAAAAACGATTATCTGCTCGGCGGTATTGATGTTGTCGGACCAGGCCAGGATACATCAGGTCAAGGTGGAACAATTACAATGGACACTACTGGGTATACCGCTGATAGTACGATTTTACGTGCGGACCTCGTGAGATAAAATAAACGGATAAATAACTAAAACACTTAGGAGCTAATAATGGCAAAGCAAACAATTGGTGTAGGGCTAGCGGCTAATGATGGTGGCGGGGATCCGTTACGATCAGCCTTCGTCAAAGTTAACGAAAACTTTACAGAACTTTATAATTCAACTGCCACAATACCCACAGCGCTTACAGATTTGGGAATAACAGACGGAACTAGCGGTCAAGTTTTAACAACTGATGGCGCAGGCGCGTTTACTTTTAGTACCGTATCAGGTGGAGGCGGTGGTGCAACTACATTGGGCGCATTAACCGATGTTAGTGCTACAGCACCTACTACAGGCCAAGTATTAAAATGGTCTGGTACTCAGTGGGCTCCAGGAACAGACGCAACTGCAAGTGGTGGTAGCGGAATTTCTTTAACTGATTTGAGTGTTGCAGCTGAGCCGTCGGCATCAGGAAATGGCAGCCTTGCTTACGATAGTGGTACAGGTGCATTTACATATACTCCTCCGGTCATCCCAGCTGACTTAAACGATTTAGGAATTTCTGACGGAACTAATGGGCAAGTACTTACAACTAACGGCGCAGGAAATTATACATTTGAAGATGCACCAAGTGGTGGCGGTGGCGGAGGGTCCTCGACCTTTAGTGGTTTAACAGAAATCCAAACAGCTGATATTGATGCGCACGACATTGCGGTGCAGGCTAAAACAACACATGTGATGACTCCTAATGGCTCTTCATCATATCGTTCAGATATTTACGGTACTGCAGATAACCCAACAATCCATGTAAGGGCAGGCGAAACAATTGCATTTGATTTAACAGGTGTAACAGGTTCACATCCATTCCAAATTGAAACAGCAGGCGGCGCAGCGTATAACGACGGCTTAATTCACATTGGAACTGATGGTACTAAAACAACTGGCTCAGCTGCGCAAGGCAAAACCGCTGGCACATTATATTGGAAAGTCCCAGGAACAATTAGTGGTACTTATAAGTATATTTGTACTGTTCATGGTTCAATGATTGGTGATATTGAAATTGAAGCAGCTGCAGGCGCATCAGGTGGAAGCGGACTAAATACACGTACTTCAACTAATACTCTTAACAGCGGGATGGCTGATGGAGCTACTGCAAACTTTGATCTTTCCGCAGCAAAAACATTTGTTCTATATTCAATTGAAGTATCAGACGCAGCCTGGGTAAGATTGTATATTGACACCGCGTCAAGAACTGCCGATGCATCAAGAACAAGAGGTAATGACCCAGCGCCTGACGCAGGAGTAATTGCCGAAGTAATTACAACAGGAAGCGAAACTGTTAAATTTGGCCCTGCGGTTATTGGTTATTGTAGCACTGGTAATACGCTTCCATGCGCAATTACAAATGATAGCGGTGGGACAGCAAATATTGATGTTACGATAACGCACTTAAGCTTAGAGGCATAATATGGAAGATCCAACACTCGAATGGATTGTCACTCTTCATAATCATGAGGACCTAGAAGATTTCTATAATGATATGGAAACTCCTGGTGGAAACTTGTTTATTCCTGATAGGGCAGTTGGTGTTGAAAAAAGAAGATCTATTAGTCGTAACACCCATTACATGTTGACACCAGCAGAAGCGGCACTTGTTAAACAAGATGAACGTGTTTGGGATGTCGACATGGCAGACATGATTGAAAATGTTCCAACATATGAGTTTACCGGTGATTTTGATAAAACAACTTCAGGATCTGCAGATCATATTAACTGGGGTATATTAAGACATACAGTAGAAGACAATTTGTCAAACTGGGGTCTTCCTGGAACGTCAAGTAAAACGCGTGATGTAAATATAACAGCATCAGGAAAAAACGTAGACGTTGTAATATTTGATGGACATTTCGATCCATTACATCCAGAATTTGCTGTCAATCCTGACGGCACCGGTGGATCAAGAGTTAATCAATATAATTGGTTCCAAAACGATATTGGTTCAGGAACTGGTACTTACGTCTATACTCCATATGTTGATGGAACTTATCCAGATAATAACGGTGACGGAATTCCAGATCGTACTGATGATAACAATCACGGCGCACACGTTGCTGGCACAGTTGCTGGAAATAAACAAGGGTGGGCTCGTGACGCAAATATTTACAACATCAGTATTTATGGCACAAACCAAAACTTCGGAACAAACGGTTTAAGTTCATCTACTTATTGGGATTACGTACGTGCATGGCATAATGCTAAGGCGGTAAACCCTGCAACTGGTAGAAAAAATCCTACAATCACAAATCATAGTTACGGATCAACTGTAACACTTCAAGCATATACCGCAAGTAGTGGAGCTGCGTATAGCGCACCTGAAAAAATCAACTATAGAGGAACGGAATATGATAAAGGAAGCGCTTTAGTTGAGTCTGATTATACATCTCGTGGTATATACACAACCGATGATACGCCAACGGTTCAAGCATATTTTACATCAAGGTTTGCAGATATTCAAGATGCTATAGATGACGGGATTATTGTTGTAGCGGCCGCTGGAAATGATCGGTGTAAAATTACTAACAGTACTGACCAAGATTATAATAACAAAGTATATTGGCCTTATCAGTTCTTTGGATTTGACTACGAGCAAACAGTTTACACTCATAGAGGTACAGGTTCTGCAGCCGGTAAAGCAGAAGTAATTGTTGTTGGCGCGTTGAGTAACGACACTGACGAAAAGAAAGCAGGCTTTTCAAATACAGGTTCTCAAGTTGATATTTATGCAGCAGGTGAAACAATCCAAAGCTCATTAAATACAAATCAGTACGCAACTTACGGACCGTATAGTGACTCAAGAGATAGTAATTACGAAGGCGCAAAATATTACGGAACATCTATGGCTAGCCCGCAAGTGGCAGGCGTTTTGGCTATCTTAGCTGAAAGTTGGCCAAATATGACTCAGGCCGAGGCCCAGCAATGGATAATTGATAATGCTTCCGACGATAAGATGTTTGATAGCGGAGCTGACGACCCAATGGACTTAACAAGTTTACAAGGTGGCCCAAATAAAATACTAAGATGGATTAACCAAAGACCTGAAGAAGGTTTTGCGTATCCACAAAGAAATTTTAAACCACGCCCAACCACAGGCGCAGTTTATCCTCGAACTAAAATTAGAAAAAGAGGCTAAAATTGTATATAAATATTAAGAAAGAGTGGAAGTGACATGACAGAAATTCTAACTACAAAATATAAAACAGATTTGCTAAGATTATTTTATAATGATTTAGCATCTAATGAATTCTATGTTTTTGTTTCTTCGCTTACAACAGATCCAACTTCACGGGTTTCAGCGGCTAATACTAAAGTTTCAGAAATACAATTTTTAGATAACGTTTTATTCGGTAAAAAGATTTTAACATCTGATACCAAATTCATGATTAAATATTATCCGTGGCAAGAAGGCCAAGTATTTGTTCAATACGATGACAATACAGATTTAGAAGACCAAAAGTTTTTCGCAACTGTTGGGCCAAACGTTAATGACACCGGTGATTATAGAATTTATAAATGTTTAAATAATAACAATGGTGGTAAAGTTACAAGTCCTCCACCTTTTGTTGCATCAGACGTAGAACAAATTTATGAAACAGCAGATGGTTATGTTTGGAAATATATGTTTGCTTTAACTCAATCGGATTTTGAAGCATACAACGCTATTGGCTATATTCCAATCGGCGGCGCCTTTGAGGTAGATCCAGTTGCGTCTAACCCGTCTAATTTTACAGGGTCTGTAGTTGACCAAATCTTAATTACAAACGTAGATGCTAACCAAGGATATTTTAGTGTTACAGGAATGAATGTTGCCGAAGCGCCTGATAACGCTGGCTTAATCATTTGCGATGATAATTCTTTATCTGAAATTGCAAACTATTATGCAGGAATGACTTTATATGTAACTGATGTAAGTGGCGAGTCGTATGTTAGAAAAATTACTTCATACAGCTATAATTCTATTGACGGTACTGGTGAATTTACTGTTGTGTTAGATGCCGACAATCCACGCCTTCCTGGCGATGCAAAAAATGGAACAGCGGCTGTGTATCCTAGAATTGAAGTTACAGGTGATGGAACAGGAGCAACCGCTATCCCGGTAATAAACAATAATGGAACCATTACAAAAATTAGAATGATTAACGCAGGTAGTGATTATACTCGTGCAAGTGCTGAAATTATAGATCCACTATACGATTTTGATCCTGAGTCAGAAGCAAGCATTGAAGTACGCGCAACCCTTCGCCCAATATTATCTCCAAGGGGTGGTCACGGATCAAACCCAGTGGATGAATTTAAATGTAAACATATTCTTCTTTACGGTTATGTTACAGAAGCAGATAACAATGCAATTGGTGCAACAGGTAGTTATTCACAACTTGGTATTATCAAAGATCCTGAGTTTGATGCTATTTTATATCCTACAGAAGGTCCAAATATTTTTGACAACAGACTTGCGATTGTCACTAACGATATTGCAAAAGCTGTATCCGCCGGAACTGTATTACAGCAAATAGATGTCAATAACGAAGTAATATTTAGTGCTACCGTTCATGAACTTGATTACTCTGCGAACACGATATATCTTGATGGGTATATGGGACCTTATGCAAATCAGCCTGGATCTGATATTGCACTTAGTGAACTTTATCCGTTAACGACTCCAACAGGTCAGACAATTAATATAAATACACCAGTAGCAGATAATATAACCGAATCAGCGTATAAACAAAGAACCGGAGAAGTGTACTTTATGGAAGATTTATTTCCTCTTACACGTAACAACTCCTCCCGTGAAGAGTACAAACTCGTGCTAGAATTTTAAGGAATTAAGATAGATGCCTATTAACACAGATTTAAATATATCACCTTATTATGATGACTATGATATAGAAAATCAATTCTATAAGGTTTTGTTTAAACCGGCGTATGCGGTTCAGGCTCGTGAGCTTACACAATTGCAAACGATATTGCAAAACCAAATTGAACAGTTTGGCGATAATATATTTAAAGAAGGTAGCATCATTAAAGGTTCTACTTTTACAAATCTTAACGATTTAAAATATGTTAAGCTAAATAACAAAACCGGGTTTGATCCTGAGCTGTATAAACCAGTAACTGTCGTTGAAGACATAAGCGGTGTTGATACTGAAGTTGATATTATATATCAAGTAGAAGGTTTGATTAACGGACTTAAAGCTAATATTATTTCAGCACAAATCGGTTACGAAACACGGCCACCTGATCTTAATACTTTTTGGGTTAATTATTTAAACGCCAATGAAAATGTTGTAAACGCAGACTACAGAAAAGTGTTTCAGGAAGGCGAAGAATTAAATATTATTCGCTACAAATTTGTTGGAGGACAACCACACCCAACAGCGCCTGGGCCAGATATTGTGCAAACTTGTAACGTAACAGACCAAGTAAATGCAACAGGAAACGCGTTTGGTATACAAAGTGCTCCTGGTATTGTTTTCCAAAAAGGTCATTTTCTTTTTACAAGCACGCAAACTTTAATTGTTGAAAAATATTCAAACGCGCCTAATGATGTTTCAGTAGGATATAAAGTTCAAGAAGAGCTTATTGATTCATTAGGTGATAGTAATCTGTTTGATAACGCATTAGGATCTAAAAACTATAATGCTCCTGGCGCAGACAGATTAAAGTTAACTCCTATTCTTACAGTGCTTCCAACAGCGACTGCTAATTCTGATAAAGACTTCTTTACTCTTATTCGTTATCAAAACGGTGATGCGGTACTTCTCAGAGATGTATCTCAATATAACGTAATCGGCGAAGAAATGGCCAAGCGTACGTATGAAGAATCAGGTAACTATGTCGTAGAAAAATTTAATGTTGTTCCTGATCGCAGAAATGGCGATCTTACAATGCTTGTTAATCCCGGTGTTGCATATGTTAAAGGACACCGCGTAGAAAATAAAGGTCAGCAAGATTTTAGAATTGACCCAGTAACAACAACTGAAACTACAGAAGCGCAGCCTATTAACCAATCTTATGGCGGGTATGTAGACATTGTTGCATTTGGTGGTACAAATACAAGTATCCCTGATATTGATAACGCAACATATGATTTACAAGACGCCTCTAATGTTGATATTGGTCAAGCGTGGGTTAGAAATATAACTCCTACAAAAATATATCTTTCAGGTATCAATATGGTTACTCCTGGAAAGACATTTGCTGATGTAAAATATATTCAAACCGGTGGTGGTAATGGAGATCATATTGAAATTGCAGAAGGATCTGTTTTTAAAGATGCAGATCGCTTTCCTGCGATTTTTGACACTGGTACATATAGTTTAGAATCAACTGATAATATTACTATCGTAAAACGTTTAAAAGAATTAAAATCGCCTGCAAGTACAACATCTATGCAGATTACAATTTTGAATACGGCAGATGAAAACTTTGATTGTAATAACGATGACATTCTAATTATACAAAGCGATGGCACACTGCATACAGTAACAGACGTAGTTGTAAATGTTAATTTTAGTGTTCTTACAATTACTACATCAACGAGTATGACTAACACTTGTTATGTTTATTATAATAAAAGATTTGCAGCAAGCCCTTATGCAAAATCAGTTGCCACGCCATATATTAAAACAACATATAACCCCGCTGATGCAAACCAAAAATGGGCATTAGGTTTCCCTGACGTGTTTGAAATCAAAAGCATTGTTGATGTAAACGGTAAAGAATGGAAAAATAGTTTTCGTTTAAAACCAAACCAAAAAGATACTCATTACGGCAAAAGTTATTACGAACATGTTGCCGGCCGACCAAAACCAGCGTCAGGAACTTTAACTGTTCATTTAGGAGTATTTGAAGTTAATCCTAATGATGATTATTTCTTTACTATTGACAGTTACCCAATTGATAACAGCGAAACTCCAGCCGTTGGGTTTATAAACACAAATAGAATTCCAGTTTATACATCATCGAGCGGTAGGCGTTACAACCTAAGAGAATGTTTTGATTTTAGACCATACGTAAATAAAGTCGCTGGTTGTGATTATACTGATACTATTGGTACGGCCGAAACTCTTTCTATTCATACTGAAAGTGCTACAGGTTTAAACACTCTTAGTCTTGGAACTCTTATTACGCCAGCAAACGATAATACTGCTGAAGCAGACATGGATTATTATCTTTCAAGAATAGACCATATTACAGTAGATACGTATGGGCAGTATGCAGTAATTAAAGGTACTGAAGAAGAAAACCCACGCCCCGCTAAAATTGATCCAAACCAATTAGTTATTTCAACTGTTTCAATTCCTGGTTTTCCAGCTTTAACTCCTAAAGAAGCTGCGCAGCAAGGTAAAAATTATTACGCGGTTACAGCTAAAGCAAATGGTGTTAAAAATTACACCATGAAAGATATTCAAAGAATTGATAATAAAATTCAAGCTATTGAGTATCAAGTATTACTTAGCCAATTAGAAAACGAAGTACAAAATCTTAATATTCTTGATGAAAATGGATTGACAAGATTTAAAAATGGTTATATAGTTGAACCATTCAAAGATCTTCAACTTGCAAATTTAGAAGATACTAATTTTAATGCGTCTGTGCCATTTGATAAAGAAATCTTAGCGCCAGCAGTACGTACTTTTCCATTAGATCTTAAATTAAAATCAAATACAAACGCAACTATCTTCCCTGATACTGCAAGTCCTGAAGTCGCAACATTAAGTAGAAACTCTCATGTTTCTTTAATATCTCAAACGTTTGCAACAGGATTTAGAAACGCTGTAAGTAACTTTTATAAGTATAGCGGCGTTGGAAGATTATCGCCAGACCATGATGGTGTACACGATACTGTTGCCGATCCAATCAATATTGTTTCTGATTTTTCAGCACCATTTAATAACTTTTTAGAAAATCTACAAGAGTTCTTACCATTAACCGGAACCGAAGTAACGACATTCCAAAAACAAATTGGTAATGCTGCGCAATGGTTCCCAACTACAGTAACAAAAACAAAAACATCAACATTAGTTATGAACGAAGGTACTTCTCAAAACTTTAGTGCCGGTGACATGGTTTCAAATTTCCACTTTGAACCATATATGAGATCACGAGATGTTAATGTATATATGTCAGGCTTACGTCCTAACACAAGGCATTACTTCTTTTTTGATGGAGTATCTGTTGATGTCCATGTTATGCCGGGTACAGAAGTTGATTCGGCAAGAGAAGTTGAAAGATTTGGTGTAAAAGGTGCAGAAGTTAAAACAGACGCAAACGGTGTTTTAAGAGCTGTATTTAATGTTCCTGCAGAAACATTCTTTGTTGGGGATAGAGAATTAGAAGTCGTTGACGTAAATCAATATGCAAGCATTGATTCAGCATCGACATCTTACGGTTCTTTAATGTATCACGCATTTAATATTAATGTTGAAAAAACAAACATAACAGGATCTGTTCGCATTCCTTCGTTTGATATTAACACAACTACAACTGAAAGAAACGGTCCGCGCCGCGCAAGACCACGTGAAAGAAATAATGACCGAAACAATGATCCTTTAGCACAAACATTCTTTATTAAGGAAGGAATGGGTAAAGGTTCTGGATCAGTATTTGCTTCAAAAGTTGATTTATATTTTAAAAAGAAAAGCACAACAAACGGTGTTAACGTTGAATTAAGAGAAGTGGTTAATGGATATCCATCAGCGCATATCATTCCGTTTTCGCAAGTTCATTTAACACCTGCACAAGTAAGCGCAACTGAAGATGCATCTACCGCAACGACTGTTGATTTTGAAGCGCCAGTTAGACTTGACGTGGAAAAAGAATACGCAGTTGTAATTAAGCCAGATGCAAACGATCCAAACTATTTGGTATTTACTTCAAAGGTTGGCCAAACCGATATTACTCCAGGTAATGTAGGAGCCGCAGTTGTTCAAGACTGGGGTGATGGTGTATTATTTACATCTACAAACAACCGTGCTTGGAAATCGTATCAAGATGAAGATATTAAATTTAATTTATATCGCCACGATTTCAACGCCTCTACTGGTTCTGTTGTACTTTCTCCTGAAGATCTTGAATTCTTTAGCATTTCAGAACGTGATGGTGAATTCCTGGCCGGTGAAAAAGTATTCCAGCAAAAGGCATTATCTGGCGCCACTATCGCAACAGTAAGTGGTACACTTGGCAGTGACTTTGTAACAGGTACCGCCGTCAATGAAACTTATGCTGCTGGTATGTCTGTAATTATTAAAGATAGTACAAATACGTTTAGAGATATATTTAAAATTGCGTCAGTTGATAGCGCAACACAAGTTACTTTAAATAAAAAATTGCCTTTTGTAGTTACAAGTGGAACAATGCTTCCTTGTGTTGACGGATCAGTTAATTACTTCAACGTATTTTCAGATGAAGTACTATACTTAAGAAAAAGTACAGCGGATACAACTTTGCAATTCCAAGGTGTTGATGTTACTTTAAGTAGTTCACTTAGTGCAATTGAAGGATTAGATAGTCGAGCAACTGCGGTAATTGATTCTGTTGATAATATCAATGTTAGTTACGTTCAGCCAATGATTTTAAAATCAAACGATGCAATCACAACAACTACATTAGCTGGTCAATTTAATGACCCTGCTAATAGTTTGCAGAACTATAATCTTCCTATGAAGTTTGCAGATAATAATTACTTCAACAAAAAAGGTAATTTGCTTTATAGTAAATCAAATGATACTGGAAACACTAAGCCGTTTGATCTTACAATAAACATGGCAAATAAATCCAATTCCACTTCAACACCGATTGTTGATTTGGAAACTGCATCGTTAATTGCATATCAATATAAGAGTACAAATTCAGCGGATACAACTTGTAAATATATTTCTAAAACTATAGAATTAAAAGAGAGTTTAGATGCTGAAGATTTCAACGTAATCTTAACAGGATATAGACCAAACGGAACAGATATTAAAGTTTATATTAGACCTATTAATGCTCATGACTATACAGATGAAGCGTCAATTGACTGGATTGAATTAGAATTGTATGAAGGGCTAAACTTATTTTCATCGTCTTCAAACATCAATGATTATAAAGAATTTAGTTATAGAGTACCTTCTGCAAATCTAGATAGCGGGGTGCTTACATATTCTACCGCACTTGGCGAATATCTAGGATTTAGAAAATTTGCTGTAAGAATTGACTTGTTATCTTCAAATAATTATCAAGTACCATACGTGGCTGACTATAGAGGAATAGCCCTAACATGATGCTTGAGCGAGATAAACATTCTAATGCAATCATTAACTCTGACGTGAATGCTCTTAATAAATATAAACAAGATAGAGCTTTACACAGAAAAGTCGACGCGCTCTCGAAAGAAGTTGCAGAAATTAAACAAACTCTTACACGCGTTTGTGAGACATTAGACAAAACAGAGAATTGGTAAGATGGCAAAACCTGGATTAGTACAAATTAACACCACGCAAACATTTCAGAATTGGTTAGATAAAACCAATGAAATGGTTGACTTATTTCAAACATCGGTAGTCACGGCGTCAGCATTAGGTGATACTACTGTAGGAGATGCTGCATTAGCAGGAGATTTTACCGCCGCTAATATTATTGCTGACACTCAAATGAAAACAGACAGTTTGGCACCGTATTCTCCAGGAGCAGTTATTCAAGTTGCTGGAGAAATTAATGTAATTTCAGCAACAGAAAAAGTAGCTGCAACTCTTACTCACGCAGCCGATGGACCAACTTTACGATTTACTGATTCTACAATATCATGGGACATTGGATTTCAAGATAACGATACTAATAACTTTCTTATTAATACAGGAATAGGAGCGTCAAAGTTTGAATTAACTCCAACTGGTACTCTTACTGTTCCAAACCTAAATGTGACTGAAAGTTTTTCAACAACCGGAGACGTTACTGCTAACAACGTCTTTGCAACGAATGACGTTATAACTAAGTATACCACCTCTGATGAAAGATTAAAAGATAACATAATCAAGATTGAAAATCCATTAGAAAAAATGGATGAAATAAACGGATACACCTTTAACTATAAAGACAGCGGCGAAGTTGCAACCGGGGTTATTGCACAAGAAATAGAAAAAGTACTCCCAGGCGTTGTTTACGATGTTCATTCTGAAAACGGCAAAACGTATAAAGCCGTTAGGTATGGTAACATTGTTGGACTTTTAATTGAAGCAATAAAAGAATTAAAGGTAGAAGTAGAGGATTTGAAAAATGGTAGACTGGTCGACCCTCCCAAATAACGGTACTAACGGCAGTGAATCTATGTCTCTCCAGGACATCGAAGATGAATTTGGTGGAGACGGTGGCGACATAGAGATAGACTTTTATTGGAATGGAGGAGCGTATGTTCCTGATGTTGCGTGGAACTATGCAATCCCAGATCTATACAACGCAACTGGCAATATCAAAACCGACAGCGAAAAGCGCGATACACCATTAAGTCTTAACGCCTTCTATGGCGCTGTTTGGGGAACTTTTGTAAATTTCCAAATGTGCGGCGGTGGTGGAGGTGGAGGTGCAGGATCTTCTGCTGGACGTGGATCTAATAACGTAGGGAACGGCAACGCAGGCGGCGCATCTAATATTTCAATGGATACAGATTCAAATTTTGGCGGAACCGCAGCTGGCGGCGCTGGAGGTTTACACGGCGACTCGGTAAATTATCAAGGAACAGCGGGCGGGGGCAGCATCTTTGGTAATGGCGGTGGCGTTACGGCCCAAAATACCAACGGCGCAAACGGCACGGGTTTTGGTTCTGGTGGAGCCGGCGGTGGCGGCGATCAAGATAGTGGGAAAGGTGATAATATTGGATATGGCGGTACTGGTGGCGGTGGCGGTTCATCCTTAGAAGGTGGATCACCAGACCCCCCGGATATCAACAATAACAGGTACAGATATAATAGTGTTATTACTTTTGCTCCTGGGAATAGAGGCTCTGGAGGATCAGGTAGCTTTAGTACAGGAGGTCTTGGTACAAAAGGCCGCGTTGGTATAACTTACGATGGCGATACATATTATTTTGATGGGGCAGTAGATCATATCTTAGGTTCACTTGCAACAATTGATGATGTTCCTTAGACAGTATTGATATTTTTTGGAGATTTTTTTAATGTCAAACACAAGTAATTATTTAAGAAGATGGGTTGAAGATGTAGTTGGTGACACTACAACTATTATTGCCGACGATGTCGAAGATGCCTGCTACTTATGTATTGTTAGAAAAACTAACGGTGTTGATAAAAAAACATGGGGCTATGTAACATCCGGATCTAACGTTGATATGTTCCATAAATTATTAACAGATAATGGTGTTACGTTAACAACCACTATTAGAAATTTTATTAATCAATGCGCAGCTCCAAAAGGCGCAAGGATTGTCGTTGATACAAAATCGTTTGAAGGTGATAAATCTCAATTGTGCTGGGGTGTTACTTTTAGAAGGCAAGAAGATATCTTTTTCTATGATAGGTGGAATTACTCTCCATATATTACAGATGAAAATGTTCCGTTGCGTGGAGGCATTAAATTCGTATACGATTTAAATCAAGATAAGTTTGTCACTCTTAAAATTTATGAAGGTACAGCGCATGATACCGTTGAAAATCCAAATGTTATTTTTAGTGTTGCCGATGACGACAGCTTAACAGTTGTTGATGAACAGATGTGTGGTCACTTAAGCTTAGAGCACGATCTTGCATCTATAGCCGATGTTCCTGCACCTTACAATTCTCGTTTTGCAGATGAAATACCAATTGCGATTGCTTTAAGAGACGAGGCAAAAAATGCGAATGGTACAACATTAGCATTAAAATTAGCTGAAAGAGGTTCACGGACTCAAGGATATTTCTATTCTGGATTTTTAAGAAGGAAAATTCATCCTGACGAAAATAAGATACCACTTTTTCCCGCCTTATCATAACAAAAAGGCTTTTCGGATAAATAGGTTCGAAGTACCTTTATAAATAAAAATAAAAGAAAAATAGGATAATCTCGTATGTCAAAGATTTCAGAATTAGGTCCGATTACAGGCGCCAATACTAGAAGCGAAGACCTTTTTGTTATTGTTAACTTAGTACAAGGCGATGACGGTACAAAGAACATTAGCCGTTACGAAGTTGTAGAGGCAATCCAATATGAAGTGTTTACAAGGATAAACATTACTGGTGGTACAATTTCAGGTACTATTCAGACTAACAACGTTATGAACGAAAACGTTATGAATGATAACGAGTTCAATGATGGTACCATTAATCAATCAACATTATTTGACGTTACGATAATTGGCGCAACCGCCAACGCAATGATAATTACTGCGTCTGAATTTAATGACAGTACCGGTAATAACGACATCTTTACCTATTCTACAATTGATAATTCGCAAGTCATAAACAGTACTGCAAACAACGTAACTATGACTTCGTCTGCAATTACAGATTCTGATTTCTCAGACGGAACTGGTAACAACAACGTCTTTACTAACACAACAGTCGAAAACATTACTATTGAAGGTGGTACCGCAAACAATCTTACGATGACTGCGATCACCTTAGATAACGTTGTAATGACTGACGCGTTGATTTCAAACAGTGATATCCGCGATACAGATTTAGATAACGTTGTTATTACAAATTCGCAATATGCAAACGGTACAGTTTACGATACTGTAGTATCTAACTCAACCATTACAAACTCAAATATGATAAACGGTACAGGCAGTAACATTGTCTTTACCGATCTTACAGTTTCTAATTCTGCAATTTCAACATCAGACTTTAGCGATGGTACTGGTAATAATAACATCTTTACCAATACAACCGTTGACCAAAGTTTAAT